CTTCGGTGTTGTCATACTGGTCATACTTTTTACGGGCAGCATCCATCTTTTTCTCACTGGCACCTTCTCTACCTAGTCTTGATAATTCTATCATACCGGGCTGGGTATATTTTTCAATGCCCTTGGCAGCACGGCTCATCGCACGTTCGTTCAATTGCTTGTGTGTGACTTCGGGTGTGGCACGGATGCTGTCTAGTTTTTTGTTTAGGTCGTAAAAGAAACTCATAATATTATCCTCTTGGGTTGGCGCCAGTAGCTGGCTTTGGCTGACGCTTGATCGTGGTCATTGGGCTCTTGTTACCCATGGGCAATTCATTTGTGGTTTTTGCTGGTGGCGTCTTTCCTCCAGCAACAGTAAAGTTGCTCTTGTAGGCATTCTTCAGGACCACATGATCATATGGGTCAGCACCATAGTCCTTCTTTTGAGCACGTTGATGTGCATCATCTGCAGGATATGTGGGGTCGTCCAGCAGGTCTTTGTTTTGACTATCAATCTTGGCTGCTTCCTCATCCATGCCTTGTTCGTAAGGTGTGGTCATCATGACAATTTTGTTGGGATCCAGGCCCAGCAATTGTGCCAGTTGTTTGATCTGTGGTTCAACAGCTGGGTATCGAAACTCCACATCAACCAGACTCATGGGCTGATTAGGAAAGGCCGGAAAGTCCGGCACTACCTTGCGCACTGGTGCAGTTTTTGCGTCAGACATTTTGACAATGTCAAACTGATTGCACTTGGCCTTGAGTTCTTTAAAAAAGCCAGCAGGCACGTCGCCTACCACCTTGATGCGGTAGTTGTATGTGCGTTCGCTTTCGGCTAGATATCTTGCAAATGGTTTTTTCATATTCGGTATCCTGTTGTATATTTATTCTTTTTCAGCAATTTGGTCTTTACCAAGAATGCGATTCAGCAAATCGTTGCGGCTTAGAACCATGCCTTCCGCAGTTTGTGTAGGCACCAAACCTGAATCCGCAGCCTTGGTATCCAGAACTTGTTGCTGTTGATCCAGTCGCATTTTTTTCATCTGCAGATCAATCATTTTGAGTTTTTTGTCCAGCTTGGCTGTTTTTGCTGTGATAGCGTGTCCCAGCATGTTGCTGGCTACCCCAAAGATTTCGCTGGCAAAGCGGCTGTCTACCTGCATGCCAAGATCCATGAGATCTTTGTAGCTGCCCTTGGCCATGTCACTCAGTTCATCCATTTCAGTGTCTGTGGCATCTAGTCCACGCACCGCAGGGAGGGCATTGTCAATCTTGTCAATGGTGAGATCAAGTTCTGCCAGCAGGGCTTGATTGACTGCAATGTCAGGAACTTCAGCGTCTATTTCTGCCGCAGTTGGTGGGAGATCAAACAGCTCTTCGAGTTTTCGTGTCATACCCTATTTAGCGGTCCAACACTCGGCTATTATCGTTTGCTGCCCTGATGAAAGATGTCGTTTTCTGTGAGAACTCTAAAAGTCAGTCCTTGTGTCTTGCACCAGGCAGTGGCAGCAGCCCATTTGGCATAGTTGATGGCTACTACAGCACGGTCACGGCTGTTCATTTTGCTTTCAATCACACTTTGATTTTTGGGTTTGATTTCAATCAGTTCTGCTCGCATGGTATTTTCTCTAGTGCGGTAAGTGATCAGGAAGTCTGGAAAATATCTGTGCATCTTGCCGTCAAGTGGATGACGGTACGGGATTGCTACGCACTCTGAGCCCCATTGCAGCACATTGTCGTTGTTGTCTAAGAATGTCATGAACACCTGTTCCCAGCTGCTGCGCCAGGTTGGGGGTCGATTGCCTACATATTTTTTTGCATTTTTTACTTGAAAAATGCCTTTTGAAAAGTTAGCCATACCTGCCTAACCTTTATTGAACTACGTTTCTAGCAGCGTAAAAGTTTGGTGTCACAGGCACCCCCACACCCAACAAGGTAGCACGATTTCTGATAGTGTTCAAGTAGTAGGCCAAGGTGACATTGAGATTCATCCCTGATACACCGTCAAATGCCTGCAACAAGGTCAGAGCTGGAATTTTTGTATCTTCTGACACCTTGAACAGGCTCATAGTAAAGTTGTCTGCTGCCAGTCGTGTGGTCATGACTGATTTGAAGTAACTGTTGACCACATCATATTCGGCTGCAGGAACGTTTACGTCATATTCATAAAATGCATCAAACACTCGGACTGTTTGATCTAGGTTGGTGTTTTCGTAGTTGATACTGGCCATGATTATCTTGCGTTGGTTGGTGGAGTTTGTGGTGCCGGAAAAAACATGCCAGTTGGCCGTCCTTGTACTGCTCTTACTGCACCTGGTAATGATCCTCGGATGGCATCCTTGCCCAGTGCTGTTGCTTCGCTCACGGCCAAGCTCTTGATGTTTTTGCCTTTGAACGTGTTGTAGGCTGTGCCAGCTTTTTGTGCAGCCCCAATCAGTCCTAGCACGCCGCCGCTTTGTAAATCTTCCAAGATACCACCTCCTGCATCTAGCAAGCCGCCCTGTCCAAACACTGTGGATCTTGATCCTGGACGGCTGATTGGGCTCAGAGTTTGATCGTAGTGTGCAGGGTCAGCAAAGCCTTGAACATTGGTGTCAGGACGTTGATTACCCACAGCACCTGAATAATATTTCACAGTTTCATACGCTATGGTCATGCTGTTCTGCATCACACCTGAGCCTTCGCTGTAGTTGTATTGGTCGTGACTCCAGTTGGTGATAATGGGATTGATCAACACATACTCTGCTGTCTTGTGCTGGTCCATGCCGTAGATTCTGATGTCCCTGAAAAATGGCGGCTTGCCTGATTCTGCACTTGTGCCGTCACTGTAGCTTTCGCCCACATATCCCCAGTCGTTGACGTCGCCAACTCGAGTATCGTTGTAGATGTCTCTGGAGTTGTAACCAAAACCTTTTTGCAAGTTGGCACTGGCACCCAGACTGCCATTTTGACTGTTGGGTGCTAGATAATCTTGGCTGGGATCTTTGTAGTAGTAGCTGTAGTAGTTGTACCACAGATTGCGTGAGTTGTCTCCGCCGTCGTCGTGAAACGTCACAGTAACAGGATCATAGTTGATCTTGGTCTGTATCACTCGCTTGCGATTGTACTTATTGAGTGTTTCTGCCGCAACAGTATACTTGGGCAGGTCCACAGTCTTCACCAGGTAACTGAGACTGGTAATTTGATTCACCCCTGCCAGTTGACTCAGTGCAGGTATTTCGGCTGTGTTCAACGTGAAGCTCACGTGAAACAGGAACTTGAACCTGGGTTTAAGTTCGTATGCGTTGGTAGTAAAGGTTTTGCTTGCGTGAGTGTAATCACGCAAGCTATCCGCTGCGGTAAATCCCTTGAAGAATTCTTCGCCAAATGTTGGCATTATTATGCGCCTTGGCCAGCACCAGTCACAATGTCACCGATTGTTCTACCAATTACGCCGCCAATGCCGCTGGTGTCTAGACTGTTAGGTCCAAGTTGTGCAGCGTTGTCATATGCAATGGTCATGTTGATTGTTACACCTTCGTTGGTGCCATAATTCAATTCGCCGTAGTCAGCGCCTTTCAGGTAGCAACCGTACAATTCCCAGGCTTCTAGTACCACAGGTGCAGAGTTGCCATTGCCACCGTCTAGTATTTCAATCTTGGTCAGGAACTTGTAGTCAATACCTGAAGCAGCTGACGCCATTTCCAAAAAGTCCATTTGCTTTTGCATTTGCTCGCCAATCAGTTTGGAAACACTGTTTGATGCATCGTCGCGCACTGAACAAGCAATATCTGCCCATGAATGGCGTCCGGCCAGTTTCAAGGTTGAGTTGTAGATCGGCAATGCGATTTCTTCAAATGTCAAATTGGGTCTAGCAATGCTAACTACCTGTTTGGTTAATTCTGTTGTGGGTTTTGAAACGCCGATGTTTTCAAACAGCACTCTAAAGCGATATTTGAGTTTGGGCATCAACAGACCCTGTGAGCTGGCGCTTTGATCGCTAGCCAGTGGTACTGTCATTTTATTTAATGATGAAACTGCCATTTGTAATCTCCTATATGTTTATTTACCTGAAAAGGTGACTGAAAAATCAGCCACCTGTTTCATTATTATCCGCCGGATCCACCAGCAATTTCGCCAGTGTTCTTGATGCGCAACGGAATGTAAATAAATTCAATTGCCTTGACAGGTTCAATAGCAATGTCAACCCACAGTTCGTTTCTGTCAATTCGAGCAGGGGTATTGTTACTGCCATCACAAACCACCAGGTAGTCATAGATAGCTCGTTTGGCCACTAGGTCAATCATCAAACTGTTGCAAGTGTTGGTGACCTCATTGCGTGTGATTTGATCATTTGGCTCAAACAAGTACAATTTACCAATCTCTTCCAGACGTCCACGCAAGAATGCAACCAGGCGGGCCACGTTGATACGATCAAGTGCAGTGGTTGTTGTGGTACTAGTTTTGTTACCAAAGTTTGTGATACCAACACCAGGGATAAACGTAATTGGATTGATATTGCGTTCATACAAGATATCGCGAACACTTTGACTCACGCCAATCTGTTCAAACTCACCTGTTGCAGCATCGATATAACCAATTGCTGTGGCATTGTCAATCACACCACGGCGTGTGCCAGCTGGTGCAAACCATGGATAGCTGGCAGCATCGCTGCGAAGAATTGTACGAACCATCATGTGGCTTGGTGGTTGAACAACTGAGTTGCCACCAAGGTCTGTGGTACGGCAAGACGGATAGAACACGCCGCAGTAGTTGCTGGTAGCTGAGTTACCATCTTCTGTGACCAAGCCAAGACCATTGTTGTTGGTAGCAAAAGCCACCAAGCTGTTGCCATCAGGTCCAAGTCTCATTGGCGTATCACCAACCACAAACAAGGTGTTGTTGCGCTCGTTGCTGAGTGCAATCATGTTTGGTGTCAGTTCAGGATACGCAGGTGTTGAAATGATATTGAATTGATTTTGTTCTTCACGTGCTGCTACGCTGGTATCAATACCTGCCTTGAGTGCTTCCACAATCAATTGGCGTTGAGCCAGGCGGCCTGACCACATGCTGCCATTGGTTTTGTTGCCACTGGCTGTGAGCCAGGTGTTGGTATTCAACAAATCCCAGTATGTGCCGTTGGTTGGTACAGTACCAACTGGAGCAGCCAGTACACAAACATACACATTATTTTCGTAGTTTACAAAATCATTGTACACATATGCTGTGGTAGCAGAATATGCATCAATTGCAAACGCAGTAGATGTGGTATTGAAGTAGTTGGCCTGGAAGCTCTTGACATTGTAACCAGAGCGGCGTGTGTTAAACAACAACATGCCTTGTGGATACAGTGCAGGATCAGGAGCATCAACGTCAAGATAGTTGTTGGTCAACAGACTCACAATGCTTGGGAACGGATCTGCCACACAATCTGTGGTTCCGTTTGGTGCCCAACGAGCATCTGCAAACAAGATACCATTTTGTGACACTTGATCTGTGGTGTCAATTTCTACCCAAGAATCAGTGCCACTGACCGATTCCCAACGATACAACTTGGGATAGTTTTCAAGATCGCTAGTGTCAATCCACAGGTCACCGTAGGCCAAGGGCGATTCTGCTGTGTCAGTTTGAGTGGTCGGAGCCGACGCACTTATGATTGGGCCAGCTGCGTTACACAATGTCAAGTCATTGCCACGAACATCATTGGTGACGTTTTGATAACCTTGCCAAGTTCCGTTGTCCTGAATCATGATATCAGCATCACTTACTGAACTGTAGTACCATAGACGACCAGTTGCAGGGTCTTGATCAGGTGCTGTGCTGCTGGTAGTATATGTAAACAGCGGCGTGGTCACAAAGTTACTCAAAGTCAGTCCTGTATTGGGCAAGGTATTTCTCTGTCTGACTTTAGAAGTAGCCAAAGTGAATCCTGCTGCTGTCAGCGGAGTTCCTGTGCCCACGGCTGTGGCAATTGTGCCGCCTTGGCTGTGAGTGAGCACAATGTTGCCAGCAGTGTTGACACTGGCTGACACATAAGGGACATTAGCTGCCGAAACAGCAGCAATAAAGTCAGCCACTGTTCCTGTGCCACCAATGGTAACAGTACCAGTGTTGTTGGTAGCGGTGCCTACTGCTGTTGCTGAAATTGAGAAAGTATTTCCCACTGTAAATGCTGTTCCTGTGGGCGTTGTGGTTCCAGTAACTTCCATGGCACCAACAGCATATCTTTCAAATATTTGAAAAGAAAACATAGGACCTGGAACTGTTGCACTAGCTAGATAAAAACTAGAATCATAAGCAGCATATGTAGTGCCTACTGGAATATTTTTTCCGCCACCTGACGGATCTAGACCATAAATTGCTTGTCTATCACCTTGATATATTGGACAATTTTGCGACACAAAGACTGCAAGTGCGGTACTGTATGATTTCACATTCAGGTTCATACCATTGTTGGCGCTGCTGATATTTTGCCAAACAGAGCCAGTAGGGCGCCCGCCATCAGTGTCGGTGGTTCTCCAACGTGGTTGTTCGTAGCTGTATCCTGGGAAGTAATCAGGTGCTGCATATTGGCCAGACGTAATGCCCAGAGCTGTTAACAGTGCTGTGCCGCCCACAGGTCCAGCATCAACAGTGATTAGACCATTGTTGCTAAGGGTTGAGCCGTCGTTGGCTGCGGTAGAATCAGCATACAGGTACAGCTGATTTGATACGTTACGAGCTGTAACGCCTGTGATAGCAGCAGCATTAATTACTGACACAAGTCCTGCCACTGTGTTGGTAGCGCCAACTGTGACCAGGTTGTCATTGATATACAGTTGGGAGCCAACGGTCAGCGATGTAGGAGCATTGGCGCCTACCAGTGTGGGCCATGATGTTTTCCAGGCATTGCTACCAACTTGCACCCAGACGTTTTGATAGTTTTTGTAGTAACCAAACACATACTGCTCAATTGCTGTGACCGCATAGTCACCAATGCTGCCGTATGATGCTACTGGAGTATTGTCAGCAATAGGATTAGTGCCGTCGCCGCCTACCACCTCAGTGACATCAGTGATTACTGCAGGAACTTGATTGGTAAATGTTGCTGTGGCCTGGTTCCACTCAAAAATGCCCCAGGTGGTAGTACTGGAATCTAGCCAGTATGCGCCGTTGGCTGGTGCGCCTGTGGGGCGAGTCAAACTGGCTGTGAGAGCTGTCAAATCAACGTCAGCACGTTGAATATATGCACGATTGGTAACACCCAGAGCCGAGTACGCTGCAAGCAGACCGTATTCGTTGAGTTCGTAGCCATTGATTGGAGTGCCTGTTGTGGTGTTGTAAAAGAACGGTACACCAAATGTGGCTGCCAGATCGCGCTGACTAGTAATTAGATACGTTTTGTTGGCATTAGCAGCAAGAGTACCTGCTGCCACAGTGATGCCGTCACTGGAGACTTTGTTTTGTGCTGTGGCAACTACAAAGTACGGAACGGTATTGACCGCTGATGGGATGTATTGACTCTCGTCAATAACTGTTACTTCTACGCCGGGGCTAACTAGGGCCATTGTTGTTCTC